CATGCCATGACGCGCCGGTGCTGGGCATTTGCTTGCCGATCCTTTGCTGGAGATGGTTTGCGGTCTGGTGTGCATACAGAGGGGAAACCCTAAAAAAGAGCGGAGGGGGTGGGATTCGAACCCACTTTTTCTATCTGTAAAGTGTCACCAAAATGACCCTCGGTGACAAACCCACAAATCGACCCACACCCCCTATGAGGTCAGAATGTATGGGAAGGTCGAGACCTTGTGCCGCTTCATCTCGCCGTCGAGGAGGGCATAGAACGAACCCCATTGGGTTGGAGGAATTGTCTGGCAACCCTCCGAGGAGGTAGTGCTGTTCCCTCCCCTGTGCAGGTTAATGGCGATGCCGTCAGATATCTCGGTCTCTCCGTCACGCCGCACCGGCAACGCTTCGCCTCGGGTCGCCGGTCGAAAAGCGGGATACGGGTTGCCTCGGGAAATGCCGTGCATCCCGCGCCGGTATGGGTAGACCCCTTCGATGAGTGAAGCGATCCCTTTGCGAGTCACCGATGGGTCGGTGTTGCCGTTGAATGCCGCACAGACCGGCGAGAGTGACCAAACAAAAATCGCATCATCATAGATGCCTCGGTCGTTTTTGGCAGGGTCTCCCATGCTCTGGCAGTAATACCCGCGAATGCCGACAACCACCACAGGATCGATGACATTGTGTCGGCGGATGATTTTCTCGACCTCGGATGAAGCGAGGCGAGGTCTATTTGGAGGAAGCATCCCGAGCGACTATCAAGCCCCAACCGGCGGTGAGCGATGTCACCAGAACCCCGAGATCGGGAAGAGTGCCGGTGGCGAGATATTCCTTCGCGCCGGTGGCGATTGCCACAACAAGAGTGAGGATTCCGAGGATCGTTGTTTTTGGGTCTTTCATTTTTTCAGTCCTTTCAGTTCGGGGAGTTCGTACGAGAACCGCCCGTAGTCGGTTTCAAGCGTGAAGCGAGGTGTACCCACACCCGCGCAAGAAGAAAGAAGCAGAGTGCCGATGGCGGCGAAAAGAATTGTGAGGATTAGTGCGGCAGTCTTTCTCGGTTTCATTGGAGTTTGCGTTCTACCCGTTCCATGACCACCGAGTTTCGCGAAATGGTTTCATGGGCGGTTTTGACCAACTCGGTGATCTCCTTGTTTGCAGTCTTTAAATGCTGAATGAACTCATCGTTCTGCTCACGCATTTCACCTCGGATGCTTTTGACCTCGGCGGCAAAATATCTAAACAGGAAGGTGGAGAAAATAACGCCGATGAACAGCAAGGCGACAAACATCCACCGATCAGATTGCTGTGCCGCATATGAGATGGTTTCAAGGGCTTTTCCGTTCATTGGTTTAATCGATAAATCTCCAAGAAAACCATGTGTTAAAATCAAAAGAATTTGTGACGCTTTGGATAAGAGGGGCGGCAGTTGACCAGTTCCCGTAGTGGCGCATATTTAAAACATCGCCAGCAAGCAGTCGGTAGGTGGTGGACAAGCACAAAGAGTAAGATTGAGCAGATGCACAAACCGCAGATTGGCTAATGAGTGCTTGCTCTGCTGTGGGGGCGCGCAAAATATCAATCGAAATTACTTTGTTATTCGCCGCATTCCATGATCCGCCATTTGGCGCAACGGAAACATGGAGTTCCAATTGGTAAAGACCTGCTTGGACAACATTAAAATCCGTCGATCCTGCCACTTGGGTAATGTATCCATTCGGATTGCTCCCTGTGGCGACTTGGTCAAATGGAATATCTGTGTTGCCATTTACCGATGTAAGATCGGTGATCCTGTAATAAGTTGCATGAAAGACAGCAGGGATGCCGCCGCCGCCGCCAAGTGGAGTGAAGATTCCCATAAGATTATCCTTGGAGAGCGTAAAAAGTTTTGCCCCCCGCCGAGCAAATAATGTTTACCACACCACTTGGTATAAAACCTTCCTCGGCTACATACCCGCCGCCACCGGCAAGAAGGCGAATGCCTGTGCCTACGCTCGGGGTAACCCCCACACCGAGCCACATATCGGTGTCCGATGTGTTTTGAACAAGAAGGTAGCTTCGTTTTGTATTTGCAAAGACCTGTTGCGAAGTTGCCGCCGTGGTAATTGTTAAAGTTGATGCCGGTGTAACCGGCGCAGAGTTTTCAGCAAAAATTGGCATAATTATTTGCCTCCTTCGGGTTCGGGTTCGGGTTCGGGTTCGGGTTCAGATTGAGGAGCAATTTGAGTTGTGTCATCAAATTCGCCATTTTGATCGAGCGTAGAAAGCGATGTTGTTTTCTCGCCTTGAAAGAAAGTAGAAATCATCATAGGGTTATAGTGTTTATTGGTTTATATTGCTGGCTCGGGCGCAGGGTCTGGCTCGGGCGCAGGGTCTGGCTCGGGCGCAGGGTCTGGCTCGGGCGCAGGGTCTGGCTCGGGCGCAGGGTCTGGCGTTGGGATGTATGGTAGCGTTGGGTTGCTTTGCGCCCAAAGGTCATACACATTGCGCCAACCTCCCGAAATGTCTTCGCCTATCAATTCAATGTAAACATCCCCATCTTCAAGAGTGGAAGCTACAACTGCATTGTTTTCTTCAGAAGTATAAATAGCAGAAATAATTGTCATTTGATTTCAGTAATACTAATTGATGACTTCAAAGTGTTCCCAAATTCATTGGATGTGTAACCATTCAATCGCAAATAATTTGCCGTAATTGCTTCATTGAGCTTGTAAATTCTTATCGTGTAAGCAACCGCAGTCATTGCAGTTGTCGTGTACCAAAATTCCAAAGGAACAACTACTTGCGCCGCCGCCACAGGGGCATAAGCCCGCACCGAGCAAAGAAGTGTTGTTCCAGCAAATAACGCACAACCGAAATGCATTACGGGGGCGGCGGAAAAGTTTCCTTGAAACCTTATTAACAATTTTGAGGAAGATATCTTTTTGGTAAAAGACAAACTGACAATCTGTAGTCCAGTAGTGGCAAGTGGCGCAACGGAATACCCGTTTGCCGCCGAAACAAGTTGCAAATTCGTCGCAACTCGTCCCGAAATTAAGGAAGTTTGGAGTTGAATTGGAGTTCCTGTTGCAAGTTCGCGAAAAGTAATTGCGGAATCAGCAATCTTTGCGCCAGTAACCGCATTATCAGCAATCTTGGCGGTCGTGACATTCGCATCAGCAATCTTGGCAGTCGTGACATTCGCATCAGCAATCTTGGCAGTCGTGACATTCGCATCAGCAATCTTTGCGCCAGTAACCGCATTATCAGCAATCTTGGCGGTCGTGACATTCGCATCAGCAATCTTGGCAGTCGTGACATTCGCATCAGCAATCTTGGCGGTTGTGACATTCGCATCAGCAATCTTTGCGCCAGTAACCGCATTATCAGCAATCTTGGCGGTCGTGACATTCGCATCAGCAATCTTGGCGGTCGTGACATTCGCATCAGCAATCTTGGCGGTCGTGACATTCGCATCAGCAATCTTGGCAGTCGTGACATTCGCATCAGCAATCTTTGCGGTTGTGACATTCGCATCAGCAATCTTGGTGGTTGTGACTGCATCGGTTGCAAGTTTTGCAGTCGTGACAGCACCATCTTGAAGAGTAGTTGTTGATGGCAGTTGCCAAGAAACAATGCCAGCAGATGAGCCAAGTATGTATTGATCCGTTGCAGGGTTGCCGCCGATTTTTGCTGGGGTGACATTCGCATCAGCAATCTTGGCGGTTGTGACATTCGCATCAGCAATCTTTGCGCCAGTAACCGCATTATCAGCAATCTTGGCGGTTGTGACATTCGCATCAGCAATCTTGGTGGTTGTGACATTCGCATCAGCAATCTTGGCAGTCGTGACATTCGCATCAGCAATCTTGGTGGTTGTGACTGCCCCTGTTCCAATGCGTGTATCGGTAATTGTTGGCAAAGGAACAAATTGAGGAGTCCCTCCTGCCGTGTTTGCCACCAGAAAATATGGGGACGCGCCGGTCGCGGATGCGCTTGAAGTAAACTTTATTTCGTTTGCGCTATTTGTTGTCAAAACCGAGGAGGCAATCGGTAACAAGGGAGGTTGGTTTGCTCCTACATCTGCCATCCGTAGGGATTTCGTGACTCCTCGCATTACTTCCTGCACCAACATGGTGAGTCTGTCCAAGGCGCGTTCCATAATTGAAGCGGGGAACCTGTCTCCAGTTGTGAAAGAAACCAATTGGGTTTCGGGAAGATTGCGAGTGATGGAGATTTTTGTTGTTGTAGGAACAGGTAAAAAAATCGTCACGCTCCCTCCAATTGCGCTATTTGCTCCCGAGACAGAGTAATTGGTTCCAAGCACCAAAGTGGTCAGAACATTGGTGGACGAAAGAGTCTCAACTACCAAATCCGAATTGGTAAAAAACACATAAGGAAATGGACAAACTTGATTAGCGACATTTGTGCCAGAATACAACGCTTGCGAACCTGTAGTTGAAATAGCCATTGGGTGTACGCACACCTACCACACAGGGCATGGAGTGCAAGGGTTAATTTTCAAGGTTTTCTTTGGCGTTTTTGCCGAGGGTAAAAGCGTCTATTGCGATGTTGGAAAGCGATGTTGTCGCGGCAAGGTTTTGGTTGAAAAGACCCATGACTGATAGAATCGCTTGAAGGTCTTTCATCATGTCCTCAATGTCCCGTTCCCCGCTTAATGCGTCTGGCAGTTTCATCATGGCGCGGATCGCACGGGTCGGTGACAAGATCGATCCTGTCATGTTGTATTCACCGGCGGCGACATATGCTCCCTCCTCGATTGCCGCGCCGATAAAAGGGAGTCCGTAGAATGGTTCTGTTGCGGCGGCAAGCAACATCCGCTTGACTGACCAATTGCGGTCATCGAACCACTCTTCATCCTCTTCATCTCGGGCGTCCCGCCATGCGTTGCGGATCAGAGAACTGAAAATAATGTTGAGCAAAAGCAGACCGGCAATCGTCCTCGTCGCTTCTCCTGCTGGTTTGTTGGCGGTGGCGTATGCCGCGAGAGCAAGGTTTTTCCTCGCCTCCGAGGCGAATGCCCATCCTACCTTGGCGTAAGCGTTGGTTTGAGTTAGTTCAAAGATCGACCTCGCGCCCATGCGAGTTGGTTGCGCGAGGCGGTCGGTGGCGCGTTCCGCGACATTCCGCGCATACGCCCGAGCGTCTGGCTCGGTAAAACCCATCTTCTTGGCTTGCGTGAAGTGGTAGTCGAAAACAATTGCAAATGTACCGGCGGTCATCAGTCCATCGGTTCCCGATATGAGTCGCCCGATCCGAGCGACCTCGTATTTGAGCCGGTTGGGTTGTGTCGCGGCGAGACCCTCCAATGCTTGCTGGACAACCGGCGGCATCTCGCGGATGCGCCGTTGCACATATGGTGAGTTGAGTGCCTCCCCCCACCCGAGGTTGCCGGTGAGAAGTTTTGAAAGCCGCACCACATAAGACCCTGTGGGCATCTCGGCGATTGCCGCCCCGAGTTGGGTGCTTTGAATAAGGAGAGTGCCGAGGCGACCAACAAGTGCCATTTGCGCCCCACGCCCCGCCATGCCGGTGATCTGTTGGGAAAGGTCTAGTTGATTGCTGGCATCCCTGTTGCCTCCTTGTGCGAAGAGGTCAAGCCAGAGGTTCAGCACTTTCTTTGCTTCGATGCCGCCCTTTTCTTCGATGGCATTTTGCACCTCGCGATTTCGCAGGATGCCGTTCACCTCGGACAACATTGGCGCGTATGCCATCCAATGTTCCATTTGCTTTGTGTGTGCGATGAATGTCTGGATTGCATCGCGGAACTGCGGCTCGGCGGTTGCAGTCCCACGGGTTCGCAATGATGACGGGTTGATCGATGCCGCCGAAACTGGAACCCCTGTGACAGGGTCGTTAGTCATGCCCATTGGCGCGTTTTGTGGCGCGACAATGAGAGGAGAGTAGTTTTTGATTTGCGGAAGGTTGATCCCGTTAAGTTGCCGGTAAACGGAATTGATGCGTTGGTATTCTCGGTCGTAATTGTCGAGCAAGAATTGGCGAACCTCTTTTGCCTCGGGCGACAACGCGCCTTCGATCTTGTCGATGAATGCTTGGGTGTATCCCCATGCCGAAATGCGATTGCCGTTCTCGTCAAAGCGTCCTTCCATGTGACGCTTTCCATCGGATTGCATCCACATCATGGTCGCAGTCAGTCCTTCCAATTCGGAAAGTTTTAGACCATCGACCACCATGCTCATCTGCGACATATCCCATCGTAGGGATTCGCCATCGAGACGATTGCCACCGGCAAGGCGCGTGAACAGGGATTCGATTGCCTCGGTCTTGATCTGGATCGCATCCTCTTTCTGGTTGTCGGCGCGGCGTTGCAAATCTGAAACTCGGTTGGCGACCGCCGAGTTGTTTCCAAACAGCAAGCCGGTGAATTGATCCCATGACACAAGGTTGAAGAGTGCGTTTCGGAACTTTGCGCCGAGACCGGCGTCCGCCAGTTGCTTGTCTTTTCGCTTTGTCATGTCGCCGGTCTTGCCGGTCGATTGGATTGCCATGCGTTGCTCGGTTTCTCGTTGTTGACGCTTCGCAATTTCTTTTGCCCGATACTCGGCAAATCCTCGCGCCCATGTCTCTCGGAGTGCATCCACGGCGGTTGCGCGGCGGTTAGAATCCGCCCCGTTGTCTACTTTTGCGTAGCCGATCTTGCCGGTTGTTGGGTCGGTGTAGCCTTGGTATTTTGGTTTCCAGTTTCCAACCAGAGTGACGAGTGCCGCCTCCTGCTTGAGTGCCGCTTCTTCCTCGGCGGATAGTTCGCCGGTCGCGAGTTTGTCATCGATTCCAGCAAGGTGTGCAGACACCTCCCTTGCGTTAAAGTCCCGCGCCTCTTTCAAGATTGCAAAGAGGTTCTGGATTTCCGCGCCGATGCCTTTTGGCTTTTCACCGGCCTTTGCCTTTTTGGGTTTGGCGCGTTCAAAAATGCGGTCAAGTTCGGTGTCGTATTCCTCGTTGAGGTATCGTTCCAGTTGCGCGTCTACCATCTCCACTCGTTTAACGAAGAAATCGGCAAGTGCCTTCTCACCGCCGCCAATCTTGGTGAGGGAGGAAAACCCTCCCACCTTTCCAATGACTTCCCTCGGAAGCACCTTGAGTAACCCGTCGAGTTCGGCGACTGCTTGGGCAAGTTTCTCGTATTTGACCTTCTCCCTGTAGACCGCATTGGATGCGACTCTCCGCGACTCAGAGACCTCGGAGACCTTGCGTTTCTCGGCGGCGACCTCCTGCTCTACTTGCTTCTTCCGTTCGGTGTACTTTTCGCGGATTCCCTTTTCAAGAATCTTTGCCCGATCCTTGGCATCGGCGTTGAGTTGTGCCTTGTCCTCGGAATCGATGGCATCCTCTATGCGGGAGGCGAATTGGACGGCATTGTCTTGGAGTGCGCTTTGCACCTCGGCGATCTCCTCGGTCTCGATATCTGCAATGCGACCGGCGCGATCTTCCTCCAGTTTCTCAATTGCCGGTGCGGGGTCAGAAACCGCCGCCGCCTTGATTGCATCGAGTGCCGCCTTGTTGTCCTGCATCAGTTGCAGGAATTTCAGTTTCGCCCTCTGGTAAACGGCAAGGCGACCCTCGGGGCCGCGATTGACCGCATCCACGGCGGATGCGACTCGGTCGATCTCCCCTTGTTCGCGGATGCTGTAGAACGGGGTCGAGAGGTCGGGTGCAAGTTGATCTCGGAGGGTAAGCCGGTTGTTGTACAACTCCATTGCCCCTTCTTCGATTTGTGCATCCGTTATGTTTGGGATGAGGTTCATTGGCCCTTCTGACGCAACAACCCCTCGGATGTGTTCGGCAAGCGTCTGGTCTTGGTTGTCCACTCGTCCTGTCAAATAGTCCTCAACGGATTCAAGCATCATGCCGGTTGGGTCGTAATCCCGATCCATGTAATCGACCGCCTCCTCCACCTCAAAAGACTCATCCTCCATCTCCTGTTGTTGAGATTCGATTTTTTGGAAAAGGGATTCCAATTCGCTTTCGTAGGTTCCAATCCTTCGATTGGTTCCTCCCGCCTCGTACATAGCGTCCAGTTCTTGAGATAGAAAATTGATGCGATCCACATCGTTGTTTTCTCGGATGCTGTAGGAGAGATCGGAAATCTTCCCATCCCCGTATTGTGGGTCAGTTACGAAAACTACATTGCCTATCTGGTATGCTTTTGATGCTCCCGTGATTTGCTGACCTGTAGATCGGTCGTAGTAGTAGCTATGCCGGTCGGGATTGTATCCAACTTGAGTCCAATTTTCCAAACCCAATGGCATTGATTGGTCTTCTGCCCAATCCCCTTTGATAACAATGTGTGGCCCTTTTGCCCCTCCGAGTGCTATTGCCAGAGATTTTTTTTCGTTCAGCACAAACCTTGGATTGTCGATGGCGGCGGCGGCGGAATAGGCTTTCCCTTCTGGCGTGTCTATCACAACAACGCCAACCCCGTAGTCTGTCCATGCAGGAACATCTTGTCGGATGTTGACAGGTTGCCGTTCTGGTATTTCTGAAACAGAAATTCGTTTGTTCGGTTTTGATGCGGTTGCATTGTCCACCTCTTCCTGTGTGGGAAGGTCTTTTTCAGATTGTGGAACAGGCGCGAGTTGCGCGGGGAAATGCTCGTTGATTGCTTCCTCGATAACTTCCCGAGGAATGTCTTCTCCGTTTGACCGGCGTTGCAACAAATCCCGCACGATTGGAGAAAATGCGCGACCTTCTTTGGTTACTTCGACGCTCTTCCACCCTTCGTATTGTTGAAGAATTGGAGATGCTTCGCGAACCGAGTAGTTCTGCATCGCATAGTAGAGACCCTCATGGGTGGTCTGGATGTCCTTGGCGGCGTCCCAAATCCAATGGTGGATGATGTGAGGTGCGACCTCTTTCGGAATCTTTTTCCCGCCCTTTGCTTTGTCCCGTAGCCCGAGGATTGCTGTTCGGATGCGCTCGAAAAGGTCTCGGCGTGTTGCCGCTTGACCAGATGCCTTTTTGGCAATCGCGGCGATCATCTTCTGATCCTCGGTTGCACGGGTCGTGTCTCCCACGCCAGCAAGCCACATATTGAGTTCCACGGCATCGATGGTTGACCAACCGCCAAACCCGAGGAAATGCGATACAAACCCCTTCTTGCCTTCGCCAATACCTACTGCACTCATCACCGCCTTTTCCAATTTCTCGGGGTCACCCTTTGCGGCGTTTATGCGGTCGGTGAGTTCCTTGAGATTGGTGAGGTTTGCCTTCTTACCCTTGGGCAATCCAACTGACCCCGATGTCTGAATCCGTTTGCCCTCGGTCATTCCCTCTGGCAACTCGACCGGCGTGTCTTTGTTGTCTATGGAGAAACTCCACTTGCCATTTTCATTGACCTCAACTTGCACCGCCTTGCCTTCCACAATGATCGTCTGGTCGGTATTTTTCTCACCTGTGCCGGTGACCCTCCACCTTTCGCGAAGGTCGTTTCTTCCGAATGCATCTCGTAACAGCAAGCCGGTCTCCCAATCCTCGGCGTTGAACACGCCCTTTTCGACATTGTCCAAGGCGCGTTGACCCTCTGGCGTCCCGAGCCAGTATGCCGCCAATTCCTCGGGTCGCATCTGCAACTGACCCCTTGTGCCGGTGGTCGTGAACATGGGGTCGGGGTTGAAGGATATGCCTTCCGCCTGTGCTTTGTTCCCGATGGTCGCGACATCGATGGCATCCGCGCCAATGCTGGCAATGGTCATCCAGTAGGCTTTTGCCACATCCCGAGGCGAGACCTTGCCGTCCACCAAATCCTGTCTCTTGTCCATCATGTAGGAGACAATCGGTTCAAGGTATTCGGGGAATTCCCCAAGCATGGCGACCATGCGCGGAGTCGGGGTCAGTTTCGAGGATTCCAGTTTTGTGCGGATATCATTTGCGGACATCGCCCCCACAATCTTGGCAATCTGGTCGGCGGACTTCTTGGTCTCCTTGACCGAGTAGGAGATGAGATCGTCCATTTTCCATCGCTCGTTGTCCTGCGACATCATTTCCTTGGCAATGGATGGTTTCACCTCCGCAAGAGTGCGGAACTTCATCATTCTGGCGACCGGCTTGCCTTTAAGAATGAATCCGTAGGATTTGTGTTCTGGCACTCCAAGTTGCTTTGCCGTCATCGCGGGGTCGGTTCCCTCTGGAACCTTCTCAATTTTGATGATGCCAACAATAGTCTGTGCCGGTAGCCCCGCAAACGAGGGTTCCTCGACATCTTTCACCATATTCACGGCATCGGGAAACCCCGCCTTGGTGTTGGTTTTTGTAAGCAACTCTTGGTAGTCCGCTTGATTCTTGGTCTTGTTGAAAGTCTTTTTGAAATAGGCACTCCCTCTTTTGCCTTGAGGCATACCAACAATTGCCTTTTCCGCTTCAGCAAGTGATTTCCAAGGAGTGGAATGTCCTGTGAATTTCTTGTCCGTTTTTACCCATGCTGGATTCCCTTTTCTGGTAAAAAGCAAATTCCCCTCTGCATCGGTGGCTTGAATCTTTTCTTTTTCAAAAACAGGAGACCCCTCCTTGTTGAATTTCAGTTTCCCGTTTTTGTCCTTTTTCTGAATATCTGTATCCCTCGTAGCGTCTACTTTTTTGGTCACATACTTCTCACGCACTCGGTTAAGTTCGGCGAGTGCTTTGGCGTTTGTGAGTTTCCCTGCGGCGATGTTTTGCCGCAACTGCTCAAACCACATCATTGCAAATGATTTGTTACCAATAACATTACCCTCGACCATTATGGACAAGGCAAGGTATCCACCACTATCCATTGCTCGGTTGTACAATGCCCGAGCAGTTGACCTTGAATTGAATGCCCATCCCACACCGGCCTTGAGGTTCTCTACGATGGACGGGAACCCCATTCCTCCCTGCAAAGGAATTCCGAGGTAGTCTCCTCCCGCCTTCATGCGGTCGATGAAAACGGAACGGATGATCCCGCCCGATTCCTTTTTGATCTTGGCAAAGAGTTTGGCATCCATCGGGACAAACGAGGTTGGCAAGACTCGGACGCTATAGTTCCAATCATCTGACCAAGGGATTTCCTTCCACTCCTTGCCGGTTTGCTTGTCGGGATCGATCTCGTCAATTTTGACATCTGGAGCAGGGTCTCCCGATTCGGTTGCAGGATCGGATGCTCGTTCATCGGGATCGCCCGAGGTGTCCCTCACCGAAAGGTTCGGATCGATGGATGCGGCGGTCTGGTCGCTGATGCGGTCGAGACGAACCTGTGGATCGATGCCGAGGGATTGCTCAAGGGCGGTCTGGAAGTCGGCGTCAATTGCGCCGGTCTTGAATGCCTCGTCCATCTTGAGGAATCGTGCGAGTGCCTCTTTGAAAACGGCGGCGATGCGCTTGATGTAGTCAACGAAGGATTGCGGCATCGAGGTCTCATCGATGCGACCCATGACAAAGTCCTCGGTCACCTGTGCGAGGGATTCGATCACCTCCATCTCGGTGGCGCGTTTGAGTTCGCGACCCGTTGCCGCCTCGGTCTGTTCAAGCCAGTTCTGATAGGTATCGAGCGTGTAGGTTCCGTTGGCGAGGGCGACCTTGAAGAACCCGTGGTTGATCTCTTCCAGAGCATCGCGGGGAGAGGCATTCTCCTTCAGTTTGATGACCGCCCGATAGACCCCGTCTTTTACTTGCTCAATGGTGGTCTCGCCGAGGATGTAAAGTTTGTTCGGGTCTTTCCCTTGGAGGTCTCCAAATTTGAGACGCGCCATGAGGTTGTCTATGCCCTTCTGATCGCCGATGCCTTCCATTTCCACCATTCGTTGCGCGACCGAAACCGGCTTTTCATCGGTAGAGATGTCGGGATTTTCCAAGACCTTCGATGCCCAATTGAGCAGTTCGGCGGTGGTGGATTTCTCGTTGGTGAGGTTTGCAGAGGTGTTCTGTGAGATGACCTCCATTGCCGCATCGATGTCTCCAAACCTTCCCACCTCTTCTCCCTTGTAGTCGGAGACGATCCATTCCGCCGTGCCGTCCTCTTTGCGTTCCACGGCGAGGTTGTGGTCGGTGTCGGTCTGCTTGATCTGCTGGAGTTGTTGGTTGAGGTATTGTAACCCCCGTGCCTTGTCCTCCTCGGTGCGGGACTGCCATGCTTCTTGGATGCGTTCATCCATGTCGGCTCGGGTCTCGGAGGCGAGGATGGTTTCGATTTTCTCTTCGGAGATTCCTAATCCCCGCAAGCGTTCGCGGGTGACTTCGGTGTTCACATTCTTGAGGTTGCCGGTCGAGGCAAACCCACCTCCAATGAGGGCGAGAGGTAAGGTGGCAAAGAAAACCTCGGGTCGGGTTTCCCACCAGTTCCCGAGTTCCTGCATAAAATCCTTGTCGGGCATATCCTCGCGAAGCGAAGCGACGATGGTTTCGACCACCGGCGCGATCATGTCTTGCGCCCCTTCTTGCAGGAATTGCTCGGTCTGGATCACTCCAACCCGCTTGAGGTAATTGGCAACCCCGCCCTTCTGCATTCCCTTGAGAACCCCGCCAAAGACCTTTGATTTGCCAGCGAGTGAGGCAATTTGGAATCGGTCGATCACCGCATTCATTCCACCTTCCACAAGTGCGAGGGTCGATGCCGCGCCCAAATCCATTTCCTCGTTTTCAAGAAGGATTCGGTCGAGTTCGTTTTGCTGGTATGCCAACACGCCGAAGAATGGATTCACGGCAACCGCACCCATGAGAGGGATGCTACCGGCAAGACCATACGCGCCTCGCTCAACCGCCCCGAGGAGACCTCCCTGCGCGAGCGGCTTGATGGGATCGACGCCGGTCTTTGCAAGATTCCGTAGTTTGCGAACCATCTTCATCGACTTCATGCCTTCCTCGGCATTTTGTCGGATCAAATCCTTTTCCTCGGGCGTTGCCTTCCTCCAATTGTTTTGGAGTGGTTCCTCGTAGCCGGTCTCGTCGGGTTGTCCCATCGATGCCATCTGGAGGTATTTTGGCAGTTCCCGCGCCGTGCGGGGGTTCTGGTATTCACCGGCGGGGAGGGATTCCGAATCTACGGGAACCCACACATCATCCTTCTCGACTGCTTTCAGTCGGTTTAAAGCCTCGGCTTGACCCGTAAAAATGTCGTTGGCGGGAATCCAATCAAATCCACGGGAGAGGGATTCCCCGAGGTTTTTCGCCAATTGCGACCACGCGCCTCGGTCGATCTGTTGCGCCTCGGCGGCGAGGGAGACATATTGCGAGACCTTGGTAAATTGCTCTGGAGTGAGGTCGCGGAGATTGCGCCCGAGGTCATCCAATTGGTCTTGGGTCGCCTTGCCTTGTGTAAAATCGACAAGGGTCTTGAAAGTGGGTGCGGCGAATTGCCGCACATCCTTGAGGTCATCGAGCGTGTTGCGATACATCTCACCGGCATTCCGAGCCAAAAGCCATTGCCGGTCGGGAGTGGCGAGTTCTGGGTATTTTGCCATCCACTCGGAAAGTGTCCGCCCTTGGTCGCGAACCATCGGGAATTCTTGCCCGTAGTTGGTCGCATTGAGGGCATCCATGACCGCCATCATGTTGAGGTCATCGAGTGCCTTTTCGGTCGTTTGCCGGTTATTGAAGTGATCCGCCAGCATTTGCCGGTATTCCCCCTCGGACTTCGGCGCGTTCTTCCCGAGCTTCGCGGCGACCAGTTTTTTGTAGAGGGTGTAGTCGGAATCCTTGAGTTGCTCCACCGGCGTATCCAGCATGAAGGCGGTCGCCCTCCAGTTGGTTGCCATGTCCTTGAAGGCTTGCGGGTCGTAGGATTCCGAGGCGAGGTCAACCACATCGGGCGCGACTCCTCCAAGGTTGTCGCGATCCGAAAGCATTGCCGTGATGTCCTTCCCCTCTTGCCGGTAGCTTTTCGCGGAACTCCATTGGTCTCCGAAAGGGGTGCTGTTGCCGGTCACGCTTTCGTTGAACGACATTCCCCTGCGACCGGCGAAGACCTCGTCAAGTGGTCTGTCCTCTGGCATTACTGGATCGGGAGTTGGCGCGGGGAGTGGTGTAGGAACCGGCGGCGGCAAGGCACTTGGGGTTGCGGCGTTTTCGTCTTCATCTGGAGTCCTCGCCGGTATTGGGGTGGGCATCGGGTCGGGAAGAACGGAGGTATTGAATGGGTCTGCCATGTTAAGATTCTGCTGTATACCGAGGGACTACTTTGTAGGTGATTTGGTCTTTGCCTTTTGTTCCGAGTGATCGGTGGACTGCGCCGGTAAGGTCAATGGTGCGTCCGTTGCGCTTTTCAACCGCCACAGATGGGCCGAGGTCAGCAATTGGCACTCGGACTTCCTTGTCGCCTTTCCGCACGATGACATCGTAGTCACCGGCCTTGCCAATAGGGATTCCATGTTCGGCAAGTGCGGCTTTAGAAAGTGATGCGCCCATGTACTCGGGGTCGCCTGTTTTTGCACCGGCATATTTGCCGAGTTGGTTGTCTTCCTCATCGCGAGACCCGTCCACATTGGTTCCGAAAGATGTGGCAATTGCTGGTTTGAAATCTCCCGTCATTGAGGTCTTGGGAGAAGGAACCGGCGCGGGGGTTGCGGTTGGTTTTGCGGGGGCCGGTGTTTCGGTAGGAAACATTGATCTCCACGCCTTTTTGAAAAGTCCAGATTCTGCATTGAGTGCCGCCTTGGCTTGCGCCGGTAGAAGCATCTGGTTTAAAAACTCGTCGGCATCCCGTTGGTTGGTAATTCCTGCTTTGCGGAATTTTTCCAACGCATCCATTTTGGCGGTTTCAATCACCAGTTCCTGTTGCACATATTCGGGAGATTGCTTTTCCCCGCTTGCTTTTTGGGGGACTGCTCCAAAAAGCCCCATGCTTGCTTGCAGATTGAGTTTGTTGGCAACATACTTCTCAAGGTCGGTGTTAGGTTTCAGCACCCCTCCGTTCTGCGACATCTCGGTGACCTTCTTCATCATTCCCTGCGTGATAGGTTCAAGGTGAGGATCGGGAATGTTCTCGGTTGCCCATGTGAGCATTTCGAGCATCTCTCGGGCGGGGTTTTCGGTAGTCGGAAAAGCGGCAAGTTTATTAACCCCTTGCTTGATGAGTGCCTCGGATTCAACGGAACCGGCGTTACTATTGGTCAGTCTTCGTTCAAGGGCGGTTTTGTTTTTTTCGTCGAGACTTTTGTATATCGGGTTTTCGCGCAATGCAGAAATAGTTGGGACAGATCGGGTATCGATCAAAGAAGTAATCGTTGTGAGTTTTTCCGTAGTCTGGATCGTGTGTGCCATTTCAGCGGCTTTTGCATAGCGGGGATAGGTTTCAATCGAGATGTTCTTGATGTCTGGGATTGGTGTTCCGCTTACGAATGCTTTTTCCAATTTCTGCGCCATCATCACAGGATCGGCGTTGATAGCTTGCATGAGAGTGAGATTGTCCTTCGCGCCATCAATTGATGCTTTGGTGCTTGCGAATTGGCTCGGGGAAATCCGCCGTGCCGTGAGCAAAGATTCGTTCATGCTTGCGGCATCATCGAATTGCCCCGAGGTGATCATGGTCTGCAATGAAGCGAGTTTGCGTCCTTCGTCCTGTTCAAGACTCGCGATGTGTGCGGCGAGGGAGTATTCCGCCATGTCCTTGGATGCCGCCCGAATGGCATCTCCTTCGACATAGCGTCTTCCGAAAGGAGAGATGCCGTTAAACAAAGCAGGGTTCAACTGCCCGTCTTTGGTGTGGTAAGCATTTTTGACAATGACGGGATACATTGACGGGTTAGCACCCGCCAATTCCTGCTTCATCTGACCTTGGAGATCGGTGAGGTTGTTGAGGAATTGTGCGGTGGACTCCGCATTGACCATACGGGTGTAATACCCTGTGGCATCGGCGAGGTTATTGCTGGTCTGAACGATGTCTGCGCCGACATTTTGCATGGCATTGCCCATCGCCGATTCCGCTCGGGCATCGACCATCATCCCTCGGTATCCCTCGCGAATTTGCGAGATTGCCTGTCCTCCTACCTCGTCCCTCGGGAATTGCGGGTTGGCAAGGGCAGGTTTGCCACCCATCGGAGCATTCGGAATTTCAGCAAGTGGGATTCGTGCCATAGTAAGTTATTGTCGGGCAGTCGGCGTTGAGGTTGTCGAAGCGACATTGTTGTTCGCCGTCGGGGCGCGAAGGTTTGAGTAAAGTTGAACGGAATTAGCGAGACCCGAGGAAAAATTGCTAACCGCATTGCCGTAGCCAGAAATCAAAGATGCGGTTGCCATAGAATTGCTTGCCATTTGCGTAGCGTTTGCCGCGATAACTCCTGTCTTTTCTGTCCAATCAGCCATTTGTTGGGCATAGAGATATTGTTTGGAGGTTTCCTTAGTGAGTTCTGCTTGGTAGGTCTGCATCTTTGCTTCCCAATCGATTGCCTGCACATCGAGGTTGGTTTTGTAAGCGGCATCCATTCGGTTGAGTTGTGCCATACCGGCGTTGTATGCCTCGACCACCAACGGAGACCCTGTGTCGCTTTGCACTCCCGATGCCCCGTAAGAAGCGGAAGTCGCCGATTTGTCTTGATCACTTTGCATGACGAGACGCTTGATTGCTTCAAACCCCTGTGCCTCGGTGGATCGTGCTTGGTCGCGAAGCACAACAGCATTGTTGTTAAAAACCTGCACTTGAGCCATTGCGGTTTTGTAATTGAGTTGTGCTTGAAACCTTTGCACAGCGGCGGTCGCCTTTGCTTGCATTTTTTGGATGCGAGCATTTTCCTTCGCCGCCTTTGTTTGTGCCTTTTCCGATTTGTTTGCACCATAAATTGACACTCCCGTTCCTACTGCTGACAATAGAAGAGTCCCCCCTGATATCCAGTAACTCATGCGGTTAGTTCCTTTCTGTGAAGCAATCCTTGTGGTTGGTAGCCAAATGGGAGTCGTTTGTTTTCCACGATGGTGTTTTCCTGCGCCCACTCATCGGGATCGGTGTGGTTGGTGCGGTGAAATGTTGTCCAAATAATGTCTTCCAGAACGAACAGGACTCGCCGTGTGCCTTTTTCTGTGATGCCGGTGAAGGGAGCAATGTATCGGGTCACATCCCCAAATTCATTAACCACATCGACCACTCCTTTGGAGATGACAAATGGATGTCTGGTGAGATGGGTGATGCCGGTGATGACGCTCCCTGCTTTTGCGAAAAACTCGCGGATATAAATCCCGTCCACAAAAGTGTGATGGGTTGTCGCCACGGCGGGACAAACCTTGCCAAGTTCAATAAGAGCGCATTCAAGTGCGTCGATTTTTTTGGCAAATTTTTTGCGTTGTGCCGGTGTTTTCAATTTTGTCCCTCCGATGCTTCCCACACGGGAACAAGTGCGGCAATGGTGAGCGGAACCGGCAATTGCTGGCGGATAAAAATGTCCACTCCATCTTGCCAGTTGCTGGACAAGTACATCCTTGTCCATCCGTTTTGCACCGGCGGTGAATCATCCATATTGTCGTCAGTTCTTCTCGCGACCATCGGGAACCAATTTTTTTGGTCGGAAGAATACTCTCCAGCAAAGGATTGGTAGATTTTTATGTTAAGACGGGGTATTCGCATCTTGCGCGACTGCGATGTCCCGTCTGCCAATTGTTGATCTACTCGCATCGGGCAAAGGCGGGAAGTGTATGGCAACCCAATAACCCACGCACAAACAGATTCTTGCAAAGTGATTTGCCCGTTGTTTACTGCGCTCGGTTGGTTAGTAACAGGATCGACTACCGGCGAAACGATTCCATAGGTTATCTTGCCAGAATTGGCGTTGTATACTCCCGCCCAAACAGCAACCTGCTTGTCTTCAAGATGGGTAAGACCTGTGATAACTGATGTGCTGACAGGCACTCCCCCCGAGTAAGTTGGCTCGGCTTTTTTGCCAGAATCAACAAAGAACCATTTCGCTTTATCGCCAGTATCGAGGTAATTTCTCATGTTGATTTGAAATCGTTCGATATAGCGCACAAATGCGTTGTTGATTTTTCGTTTTACCGAAACCCACACCTCGTCTTCACCATTGATTCCGTTAATGGTTGCAATGGATTCAAACTCTCCATCTGTAATGTGTCTGGCAAATCCCACTACTTGTTGCTCGCGTTCATAAGTCATCGAAACGAGTTGCCCGTCTCCGCGAACAAACCAGTAGACCGCATCGGGGACTCGTTGGTATGCGATTTCGCGAATCTCTGTTCTTGTGGTGTGTTCGGCGAGTGCGGTGATGTCGTTGGAAATCCACGATTCGCTTGACCAAGTGTAAATAAGTTCGCGAACTTTTCTCGACATCCGTTGCACATAAAGGATTGTGTCGTTGACAATAAGTGCAGGCAGGGCGGATGAGCCGTATTGAGATTGGGCTTGAGCTTGCACATTGGTTGCCGTTAGTGGGCGGCTTGACTCGGAAGCAGAGAGAGACCACTCGTCAAGAGATGTTCCTATGAGTAATGCGGTTTTGCTCACCAACCAGTTGATCCTTCCGCCGGTTGTCGAGGCGAGGGTGAATACCCATGAGTCAGCGTCGAATGCCCCTTTGCGAAAATTTTGAAAGTCATTGGAGACTGACCCCCACAGGGTGTTTGGTGATTTTTCTGTTCCTGCAAAAATTAGTCGTGATTCATGCAGTCCAACGCAATTGGGATACCCTTGTTGTGCGGAAAACGCGCCCTCATTCCACATCGAAGTTGCCGATGTCGATCCAAGTGCTTTGACTACTGAAGCAGATGCCGTTGTGTATAATCCGTTAGTGGGAGTGCCGGTCACGGCGGTGATACGAACCAACCCGCGAGATACCGGCTCAATTTCGGTCATCTGAATTCGCGGAGGAGTTGCGGAAGTTGTGGTAACCCACCCCGAAATAACAAAACGGAAAAGCGTTTCTTGAATTTCCTCGCCGTTGCTTATGATGTTGTTGTCGGCTTGCGAAATATAGGTTCGGCGAGTCTCCCATGTCGCCCCGTTGTCAGAAGATGCTTGAAGTTGGATTTCGGCTTTCCACGATCCAAAGGATTGTATTTGCCATTTTCCAAGCACCGAAAATGTTGCCGATGTCTGATTGGCATTGATCGAAACATTAAGGACTCCTTTTTCTACGGAGTGATCAAGTTGCCAGAAACCATTGACATGGTTTGTTGAAAATAAAGGGGTGGATGCGGTGAGGGTGATATTGCCGGTTTTTGCGCTCGGAGCGATTGTTGTGTTGGTTGTATTCTGGTCGAGCGTAGCCGCCCATGACCAAGGAACTTCTCCAATTGTCCAGTTTGTGTCGGAATATCTGGAAAGCCTTTGGGGTGGGTGACTCTTGTGGGCAAAGTAAACCACATTGTTGACCTGTAAAACCGCCACATCTCGGAGTTGCTCTTCGGTGTAGGGATGCTTTGCCGCCGGTGCAGGGGAGATGACATTCCCTTGCCAGTTGACAGCAACCGCCTCAACCGGCGATCCGCCGCTTGTAATGAGAGCACCATCTTTCCAAAATCTCATGTAACCAACCCCCATTTCAAGGATGTATCGGTCGTTTGCTGTTAGATTAAGCCCGATCAGTCGGCATCGAGTACCGGCAATTTTTGCCGCTCCCCGATACTCTAATCCTGCTCGGCGGTTGGCGGGGCCGTAAGGGGTCAGCAGGAAGTTTTCAAGGGTTTGACAACCATTTTTGTACTTGTCGAGATTTGTCCTTGCTTCAAGGTAAGGGCTTAATTCCCCTGCATTAAAACTGGAAATCAGTTGATTGATCATACAACGCCGGTGTAGCGGGAACGGACAAGGTCAGAATCGATCCATTGCATTTTGCGGCGTGGTATTCCTTCACCGGCGTCAATTCGCCGCGCCTCGGCAAGTGCTTTTTCAAAGTAAGAATTGTTTATTTTTTCAATGTCGAGCGATCCAGCAAGAGGTCGTGCCAGCTTGGATGCGAGTCGGTAGACCAACGCATCAACAAAGAGCGGGTCGAACCGATTTTCGTCGGTGATATTTTGGATGTAGGAAATCACCGCCTCGGATTCATCGGTGTAAATTTGATTGCCTACAATCTGGTAGGGCAACATGGGTGTTGCCGGTGAAAAAGAATTGAAAATTAGCATTCTCCCGAAATCGACAGGCAGGGCGAATGCGTATAGCCAATCGTAAAGAGGATCGGGAGAAATTGCGGAGAGTCTGGAGTGAGAGGTTGCCCAATTCCAGTTATGGAGTCGGAGCAATTCGTTTTTGGTGGGGATGTAAAATAAATTAGAGAAACGCGCCTCGGGAGTCGGATCGTCCAGAGACATGATCGACAAGTCGCCGATTTTGGCGAGGGCGAGGTTGCATATAGTTGTCGAATCCATGTGTGAATAAGAAAGTGAGGGTGACCCCTTGCGAGGTCACCCCCACCTTTGAGTTTACTTGGTGGTATCTGCGAGAATCTCGACCACACCCTTCTCAAGGAGACGGGTTGCACCCACAACCGCCGTTGAGCGGATTTGGAGTGAGTGGCGAACTTCGGGCAAGATGTCCATGTATGTCTTGCGACCGCCATCGACCATGACCGCCGAATTCTTCTGGTAAGCGATGCAGGAACGGATGTTCGACGCAACAGGCAAGAGTTCGGTGCGGACGATTTTGAACCCAAGGAAGGAATCAACTTCGCCATCCACAAGGGCGCGAACGCTATTGTAGAGTTGGTTGGTCACTTCTTGAGTGCCGAGGAGGTCGGCGATCTCTTTTGAGGAAACCACAAGAATGCGGTCTTCCATCGGAGCTTCGTTGGAATCGAGAACACGCTTTGCCTCGCGAATTTTCGCGATGGTCAAGCCGGTGTTGGTGGGTGTTCCGCCGCCGCCGACATAGTTGACCGCCACTTTTTGGGTGTTGGGCAGGGCAATCGTGGTGGTGGTGTTGTTAAGACCAAAACCCGCCGAGGTGTTGGCGACATTGGTGATCGTTGCGTTGCCGAGCAAAGCAGAGATCAAAACGGAATCGCAAGTGCGTCCGTATGCCGCCGCTTGAGCTTGCATGGTCTCCGAGGTCGGGAGGACAACATTCCCGAGGAAAGTGTTGTCGAACTCGTCGAACCAATTGCTGACATCGTAGGGGAGCGGGTATGCCCACCGAGCGGGTAGCGTGATGTCTTTATTGTTGGTCGCTTGATTGCGAGCCGTGACTTGATCCATGCTGGTCTGATCCATCTGGTTGAAACGAATAGCCGCGCCGTTCGCTTGAACCATCTTGGTGCGCTCTTTCAGACGGGAGTCCATCTGCTGGAGAAGCATTTGCCAGTTGGTTTCATACTGGATCACATAGTGATCGGGAATTTGAGTGAGATTTGCCATAATAGGTAAGAGTTGAGTTGAGTTTAGTTGAACTGCTTGTTCCGCTCGCCCGAGTTGTCCCGAATGGGATTCGTTATCGCGGGTCAACCCCCCCTACATGGGCCGAAAGATTGGTTGTCCTTCGGAGAAGTTAAGGTGTGCGTACACCTAAATACAAAGAGAGTCAAATAAAAAAAGACCCCGCCTTCCTATGAGGGCGGGGTCTCTTGCTGATGCCAGAGCAAACCCAATTATTTCAGCAAGTCTGTGACCAAGGCGGCGATCTCCTTGTCCCCCGAGGTGTATCGCTTGTGAAGCGGGTTGTCGGGATTTTTCATAATGTCAAATGCGCGGGTCTTTCCCACCATCATTGTGGCGGCGGAATCGGAAGAAACGAGTTTGTCATCGCTCAATGTGTCGGCAATCCGCGCCAGCATTTTGACCATACCAGCGGAACGAAGCGCAGGGTCATCGAGGTCTCCTCCACCAAGTTGTACGAGACGCTTTGCCTTACTGATGTTGATGTCGAATTTGTCACCCCATTCCTCGGCGAGTGCTTTGCGATTGTTTTCAATTTCCTGTTCCGATGCTTGCCGTTCCAATTCTTCTCCTTTTTCTCCATAAGCATTCATTTGATCGATGATTTTTTGCCATTGCTGTGGGGTGACTCCCGCTTTATGTGCAATGTCACCAAATGCCTTGGAGGTTTCATTAGTCCATTCGGAATTGTCCGACAAGTTTGCAGGCTTGATGGCGTGGTAAGGATCAGAGGTTTCTGGAATCCCTATCCTTTTGTTAAATTCTTTCCATTCTTCGGGCGAGGATTTCTCGTTGGGCAAGATGACTGCATCGGCTTTTTTCCCGAGCAAGCGTTGTTGCGAAACCAGAGTTTTGAAGACCCCGTCAATGTCTTTGAATTGCCCAAGGATTTGCTTGGAATCTTCAAATCCCTTGAGGCGGTCAAGCCACCCCTCGGTGAACTTGCCTTCGTTGTCGAGGTAGCCGGTGCTATTTGATGTTGCGCTTGATCCACCCTCTTGAAGGAGACCATTCGTCCCATTGCTGGTCGCGATCTGGTTCCCGCTCGATGCGGAGTTTTCCTGTGCCGCCATCGCGGCGTTGCCGTCTACTACGGCACTTTGTGCGTTTGCTTCGTTTGTGAACATAAGTCTTGCCCATTCCTACACTCGCGTGATGCCGAATTGTTCGGCGTATTCATGTGGGATTCGGTCGAAATAGCGTTGCCGGTGTTGTTCCTCGGAATGGTATTCAGAGTGCCAGATAATAAATTCTGGCGTGAGGTCTCCGAGGCGAATGTCCTGCTCGGGAGCAATGGGAATTTCAGTCTTTGCGGGACTTGATTTTTGTCGTGGTGTTTTGCTCATGCGATTTTGCCGCCATTGCGCGGATGTGCAGGATTACCTGTCTTTGCCCGTCTCGGACTGCGGCTCGGATAGGATCGAATGCCCCGTCCGCATTAGGAGTAAAAGCGGGTTGATTGACTCCAAAGGTCTTTTCGAGGTCTGCTATAATGAGTTCGCCATCGGGGATGTTGAACCACCCGAATGCGAGAATGGTCTTTGCAGTTCGGACTTTTTTTTCAAGGTCACTCATTCCATGTCCATGTCCGAGTCATCTCTCATTATATCCTGCCCGAGGACAGAATCTGGTTTCACGGCGGATGCCTTGTTTGCCATGTCTGCCATTGCCATTGCCTGTTGCTGTTGCATCGCCATTTCTTGTGCTTGGGCGCGACCGGCACGGATGTCCATGATTTCGCTTTGTGAACGCAAGTGGTCAGAGTCCACGCCTTCGGAAATCGCTCCCTCCCGCACGATGCGGTCGAGGTTGAAGTTGTCCATGACTGACATATCGCCGGTTGATTGAGCAAGCATGGCGGCGCGAGACAGGGATCGTTCCGATGCGGCAATTTCGATGGCGCGAACGGCAAGAGCGATGCGGGAATTGAATACCACCTTGGGTTCGGGAACAAATAGTTCCCCTTTTGCATCCTGCTGGATGAGTGCCTCGGGAGGAGGCGGGAATTGTCCGCTTCTCGCCAGAATGCCGTAGACTCGTTGAAGAAGAGGGATGAGCAGTTCGGTGGTGAGACGAGCAAAGGTCGGTGAGAAGTTCGCCAGACGCTCGGCATTGCGAGCGTTAACTTCGGTGGCGGTCATTCTGTTCGGCGTGTTAGATTCTGAAGAAGTGAACATCTGGAAAAGCGGCACAGAGAAAGCCTCATTGATGTGCTGTTGCTTTTCGCGAACCCTCTCCAGTCCTACATCGTAGCGACCTTGGGTTGCCCATTCCGATGGTTTTGACGAGGGATCGCTCGCGTTAAAATAAGTAATCCCACCGGCGCGAAGATCAACCTGCCCCTCCATGCCGTCTGGAATAAGAATTCTCGGGAATGCGGCGAGTTCCGCAAGTGCATCCATCTGCTTTTGCAGAAAATTGAGTTGGCGGATGTCGGGAAGGGCGACCCATGAGGGTGACCATCCGTACACTCCCTGTTGCCATTTGAGATACCGAGTCGCCATGAAAGGTTTCTCGTCGTATCCACTTTCGCGAAGCACTTGTTTGCTTTTGCACTCTATGTAAACCGAGGCAAAAGGTTTGTTTTTCCCATCAAGTTTTTTTGGATCGCGATCCTTATCGCTTCGCGGGTAAACGCCGTGAAGAACCTCAAACTTCTGGTCGATATTTTTTTGGTCATCGATCACTTTGCGAATCTGGTCTGACACATTTTCGATGCCGAATTCGGAGACCATTTGCCGTGCGGTCATCTCAAACTTGCGGAAGCAAGTATCGACTAACCCCTCATGGTTTTCGGAAAGAACAAACGAACCCACATCAATGTTTCGGAAAATGATTGGCGTTGTTTCTCCTCCTTCGACATACAGAACCGCCGTGCCGAAGCATCCTCGATCAAGGTAAACCTCATGGATTGCCGTGTGAAAGTTGCTTCGCGCCAAAGTTTCCAGCACCACCTCGGTGACCTCGGCAAAATACTCTTGCACACCTTCTCCATCCTCGATCCCTTCTGGTGCTTCAAAACTACACCAACGGGAGTCGGAGGGTGTGATGTAGGACATACACCCCGCCGCAAGCACCATGTTGGCGCGAACGGCGGTTGAATCAAACAGGCGTGTTTCTTTATCGGTGGAAGGCGTGATCTGCTGGTTCAGAATGTAGCTTTTGCGAGGCATTACCAGATCGGAAATGCTTTGCCACATTGACATCCAATATGCGCGATCTTGCTCCAATCGCGAGTAGCGGGACAGGATGGATTTCGCCAGTTCCTGTCTGCTCTCGTTGGGTGCTTGCTTGATGTCGATCATTTGCCCGTTAGCTACCGAGCAAAGACCCCGTGCCGGTTGCCGAATTAGCCGATGCGTTGCTGTTCAACAAAGTCGCCTTGTAGCCAAATCCCTTTGCTCTGTTTTTGTATGCCTGTTGCTGTTCCATAGAAACATCAACAGCAGAGGGAGATTGTGGCGGCGGTGGCGGTGGCGGTGGCGGCGGTGGCGGTGGCGGAGCGATTGTTACTGGTGGAGGTGCGGGGGGTGCGGCTTTTTCGGGTGGCGGTGGTTTGGGGTTGTCTTTTTTCTTTTCGCCGCCAGTAAAGAAATTTGTAACTGCTTTGACTGTTTTTTTCCACCAATTGAAAACTGCCAGTTCGGGCTTTTCGTCTTCTTTCTGCTCGGGCGGCATCCACCCATCGACCAGAGCAAAGTCAAGACCATCATTGTTTCCGAAAAGGTGTTTGCACACCTCTTCGACAAATTGTGAAATAGAATTATATGGCATGGAGGGGCAGTAGCATTTCACAGGTAACGGCACAAGAGATTTTTTTATGCCTGTATCACAACTGACCGGCGTTGCTTTTGTGGATCATCCCCGCGAAATCCCATGATGACCTGTTGACCGGCTCGGCGAATAGCTTGCCGCGCCGACATGGCATCGCGATTGCCGCCTTCGACCATGCCGTGCATGACCGCCTCTGCCATCATGCGAAGCGCATCGGATGCGTGACTTGACCAATCGTGGATCGGTTCATCCATGCTCACCGCCCCTTGGTTAACGGGTCTGGTGCGGTAGTTTTCCAATGCCTCAACTCCCTTTTCGCAAGCCGGTGTGCGGAAGGTGAGGCGCGGAAACATCTGCAAGAGTCGGTTGATGCCCACCCAAATGTTTTGCGTCCTCGGGATGATTCGCGTGTTTGCGAGACCGGCATCGCGGAGTTCGGCTTGAAATGACCGGCCCGAGGTCTTGGTCGCGGCGGCATCGTGCGGGAGGTAGTGAGTGCCGAGCGGGTAGCCTTTGCTTTGCATATGCGAGATGCGTTGCACCAAGTCGCCGTCGAACCCGTAGTCGATATCAATGAGTCTGATCTCGTCGGCGACCAGTTGAGCATACCACACAATCGTGTTCTCGGGTGATCCCAAGTCCCAAAATGTGTGAACGAGTGCGGAGTGATCCACCTCGCTCGGCTTGATGCGTCCTCGGTCGCGGAGTGCGGTGATCGCATCCCCGTAGATCGCGCCCTCGACCGGCGCGGACATTGCCTCCTCCAGAGTGCTTGGATATTCCCGCTTGATAAAAATGCCCTGCTCCAATCGCCGTGCGGCATACCAGAGTTTCTGCTCGCGGGAGAATGTCCTGCCCACCCTATCCCCAAGATCGCGGAAATACCCTTCTATGTCGGAGTTGAGTTCGCCGGTCAGTCGGATGCAAGCGGGATCGGAATGCCACGGGAAGAAGAACACACGCCCCTCGGCATTCGGATCATGCTCCAAGATCGGGCGGATCAGTTCCCAAAGGTCTCCCCCTTTGCCACCATACCAAGTGGTTTCCACGATCCGCCGCCCTTGCCGAGCCGATGGCAATGCGCCCGTGCGAATCTCGCGGGATCGCGAGAAGTCGGTTGCGGCTATTGGCCCCCATTCCGATATCCACAGCATATTCGCCGTTCCTCCTCGGGCATTCATACCGGCATACAGAGTCGAGATGCTGGTCTCCTCCTGCCCCTTCGTGAGGATGGTCATCTCGCCATCGTTGCGTTTCGGGAACTCCATCGTGTCGAGGATTGCCGGTGGCAGAGACGAGATGCCGAATCGCATGATGTCTGCCATCTTTCGGTGGGCATCGGCTTGCGTCTGGTCAATGAGTGATCCTTTGAATCCCGAGTTGAATGCGGCGTGATCCGCCATGAACAACCCGATGGTTGTGGACATCCCGAGGCGGCGGGATTTGATGATGTAAAGCGGCTCGGTCGGTCGGTCGAGGAGATGCGAGATGACCTCCTCCTGCTCTGGTCGCGGAGAAAAACGAAACCGCTTGCCGGTGTCCTCCTGTTTAATGCTGTAGAGGTTCGACAACCGCCACCGAGCGTCTTTGATCTCTTCCTTCAAAACGGGATGTCCTCCCCTTGTTCGGGCCAATCTTGCGCCAATGTCAGTTTCTTGGAAGGTTGGTTGACCGCCTCACGCACTTGCCTCATTCCGTCCTTCACAGGAACAATCGACTTGGCGTTGCCGAGGATCGGCATTTCCACTTTGGCGGCGCGTTCCTCTTTGGTGACCGATTGTTTGACGATGAAGTCCCCGTAGTCGCTTTGCGGGGTTTCGATAAGGACAAGGTCGCAGAAGATTGCTTTGTCCCCGTTCTTTCGAGTGATGTGCTTGAAGCGTTCCTTTTCGAGTTTGGTGACATCGATTGATAGTATGATCATAGTGTTTTTTCGTAGTTGTAATTGAGGTTGAGCCAAGAGATTGCCTTGCCGGTTTCACCCACCTCGGCGGCGGTGACACAATTGTCGGAAACAATCCCGTGTTCTTGGAGGAGATTCATTGCTTTAACCTCATCGGTTCCTGTCAGTTTGAGGTAGATTTCAAGTTGGTTCATCGTCGGCAAAGTCGTTGCTCTCTGGCGGCATCGAAGGCGAGGTCGGCAAGGTGGTCGCACTTGTCGCATGGCCCGAGGTTGCCGTGCGGACACGCCACGGCGACCGGCACACAATCCGCCAGCACCGGCTCGGGCATTGGCTCGGGATCGGGTTGCAATTCGATGCGGTGTTTGCACACCCTGCACAAGCAAGCCCCATCGTCCAGCACTTGCATTTCCTCGTCGCAACACTCGGGAACCTCTGGTTCCTCGGGCGGATCGTTCCAGTAGTCGATCATAGTTTCTCGTCCAGCAGTTTGAGGACTCCGAGCCAATTTTGCTTGGTCTTGAAATAAATCTCCATCGTGGTTGATCCGCCAGACCCTCCACTACTTTCGACCAAATATATGTCTATTCCATACAAACTCGTATCGTCCTTGTAAGCGTAATAACCTTTGAAATCGATCTGGTTGAAGCAGAACATCACAAACCCATCGACATAGATTTTGATGCGACCATTAAAGATTTTGAGATTGTAGGAATGTTTCGGTGCGGCGGTCATAGGTCAGTCCTTCCGTCCCGAATCTCGCGCATGAGTTTGGCAATCGGGTCTTCCACCGAATGGGTGACTTCGACCTGTTGCTTTTCCAACCCGTGTATTTTGGCAAGTTGCGCTTCGATAGTCGCGGCGGTTCGGTAGTCAAATCGGGCGAGGCACTCCTGTTGCATTCGCAGGAGTCTCTCGACCGCCTTGGAAACCTCGGCCTTGCGGTTCATGTCGAATTCCGAAGCAATCTTGGTATTTGCCTCGGCGATGTAGCGGTTTGCCGTGGAAGCAGAGCAATGGAACTCTATCCCACAAATTCCCACGATTTGCCGGTTGGTCATGCCGTTGAGCAGTAGCTCGGCAACACGCTCGATACGCATTACCAAGTCCGCCTCGGCGGTTCGTTTTCCTCGGGTTTTTGGTTTAGTTGTTTTCATAATGTAGCGGGAAGAAATGCTTGATTGGGATGTTGATCATTGGTTCGTTGTCTTTTTTGGATCGCGCCGTTTTTTTCCGTTCCATCCAAGTCACTCTCTTGTGTTCAATATCTCCTATTCTTGTCCAAAATATCCCGTCATTGAATTTAACAAATAAAAGGGTTGGAAGAACTAATGCATACCGCATCGCGGAAATGTATTTTTGCAAAGACCAATCGAATGTAGGGAAATGCTTGAGGGCATTCTTGCGAACACGCGCCTCGGCAAATGCCACCACATCGCGCCTGTTTTTGGTCAAGACCGCATCGATGGGATAGGCGACCGGCGTGTAGATCGGAATCAAACCAAGAAGTTTCGCGGCATGGTTAATGATCCGCGCCTCGTTTTCGCGATCCTGTTCGGTTTCATGGAGGGGAATTTTCTCCTCATGCTCGGGGTAGTCTGTCATATTCTCACAATGTTGTGGAACTCACTCCCCATGCGGCGAATGAGTGCGTCTGCTCGGTCTGGCGACATCATGGCATGGAGGGCTTTCGCGTTGCTGTTGGATGTCCAGATGGTCGGGCGAAGGTTGCCGGTGCGGGTCTCGAAAAGGTCGTAGAGCATAGACTCGGATCGGTCTGTGAACTTACCCTTGCCGAGGTCATCCAGCACCAGCACCTCGGCAATCATCGACCGGCGGATTTTTTCATTCGACCGGCTTTTGACCTCGGGATCGTCTGAAAACAAATTCGCGGCGGCGGCGGCGAGGTCGGTTGCGGCGATCCAATAGACCTTGCGCCCCTCGGCTACCATCCGCATGGCGACCAAGAAAGCGGCTCGGGTTTTCCCTTCGCCACTCTTCCCCATGAATCCAATACCCTTTGGCCCGTATCGGTATGCCGCCGCCGTTTGCGCGAGGTTGGCGTGTATGCGCTCGGGGTCGGTGTTATGGTATACCGGCGGCACAGACTCTAAAAAAGAGGCTACACGAGCGTTTTGGCGCGATTCGCGATCCTGCTGGTCACGCTCCTTCGTTAGGATTGTAACGCACTCGTCGCACCATTGCGGGGTGAAGAGTTCTTTGCCGTTGTAATGCACGGGGGGATATTCAAAGGTGTTTGCACACCTCTTGCAAATAGCAATGTGATGTTCAGAAGTGATCTGCATACTTGGATTGATCTGGAGATTTGGTTTTGGTCGCCGGTCTGGCGGTTCTTGCGTTTCGGTAAATCCACGCCTTGAGGTCTGATCGCCAATCGGTGATCTTCACGCCCGAGGTTTTCTCCCAATTTTGGGAAGACCTGTGGGAATGCCATTCGGGAATGGCATCGGTTGGGAGACCCTGTCCTCTGGAGAATTCTTCCGCCTCTTTTATAGATATAGATATTGGGTATTGGGTAATGGGTAGCATACCAGATGCATTGCTTGTGGATTGCACCTGCAATGCACCTGCATCTGGAGCAGGTATCTGCTTTGCTTTGACCTTGTTCCATCGGATTTTCGCGGCGTTTTTCTTCGCCTCGATGTGGTCTTTGTGCCTTTCCAACTCGCGAATGACCCTGTTGTTAACCCATCCCTCGGGGGTCTCGACCCAGAACTCCGAAAGGATGCATTGCACCTGCATTGCATCTGCAATGCGGATGCGTCTGGCGATGCTGGTGGCATCACCGGCAACCGGCCCTTCGGCGTCGAAGGCGAGGTCTATCAACCGCCGGTAGACCAAATCCTCCTCGTTGGAGAGGTGGGCGGTCGCCGCCGTGTAATCTTTCATGTGAAAGGTGTAGTAATGCATCAGATGGTCGGTTTTGGTTCCACAATGCTGTCAATCTCGCGAAGGTGGTTCTTCGCATCCTCAAGACCTCGGATGACGGCAAACTGCCCCCCGTGCTTCTCGATCATCTCGCGAGTGCGTTGCTGGTCGGCATCAAGGGGTCTCCCTCTGACTTTCGCCTCCCATGCGACAAATCGTCCCCGATACGGGAACGAGAAGTCGGGATATCCCACGGCAATGCTGGACTTCTTATCCATCCGCGCATGGGCAAACGGAACCCCAAGGACATTGAGATACCGCACAATGTCCCTGTGGAGGTCTCTTTCACTTTGTTCCTCCACCTCGCGAAAAATTTCCAAGGTGGTGCGACCGGCCTTGCCGAGCTTGGCTCGGTCGGCGGGAGACATGAGGTCGATGAGCCGTTGTGGTAAAACAGGAGGATTCATGCCGCCTCCGCGAGTTTGCGGAAGAGGCGTTGGAGAGATTCCAATGCCTCCTTGCGGTTGAAAGAAAGGCACTCGGTGCAAACCTCATGCCACGCCTCATCGATTTTCAGATGGTAGTTGTATCGGCGGCAATCATCGTCTCCGCCTCGGGTCTCGGCGAGGGGTAGCCCGAGGAATTTGCCGCAAATAAAGTTATCGAGCCAATCGGTCATAGACTCCCCCTGTAGACTCGTAGCACCCTTGCGTGTGCCTCTGGTCGAGTTGCATTGCGGTAGCCGGTGCGGACAATGATCCGCGCCTTTGTGGCGGCAAGGAACCTCGCGCCAATGGCATTCTGGCGCGGCGGGTTGCCGCACCACATTCTCACCTCTTCGGCGGTGAATTCCTCGCCACTCCTTGCCAACTGGCGAATGATCGTGTCGCACAGGGCAACCCACTCCTCGGGAGAGTTGCCGGTTACTTTGCTTGCGCCCTCGTCCCGTAACTCCTCGCCGGTCTTCGCAGGGGAGGGACTTGGCAATCCCTCCCACAAATCGTTCTGGATTGAGATCATTTTGCCCCTCCTTTAGATTGTGATCCCGTAAGGTATGCAAAGAGGCGCGACTCCACCTTCTTCTTGGTGTAGCCAAGTCTCAACAATCCCCGTGCCGTGTTCCTCGGTTTTGTTTCGACAAACGGAGGGCGAAGGTACGGGTCAAAAATCGGATTCCGATCCGCCACCAAAACATCGGAGAATAAATCCCACCAGACCACCCGCGCCACATCCCCCTGCCAAGATTTTGGCAGGGTTTTGATTAACTCGACCCACTCCAAAGCGGATCGCTTTCTCAAAGGGTTTCTCATTTGGCGGCGACCTCCCGAGTTAGCGATGACGCATTTTGCTTGGTAGTGATGACCGGCGCGAGTTCGGCCTCAAAAGCCTCCTTCGCGGACTTGCCCTTCAAGCCGGTTGCTTTTGCGTAGGCTTTCTCCAGACTCGTCACCGAGACCGAGCAAGCCCCCGCGAAATCCTCGGGAGACATTTTGTCGGCAAGGATGTTGTAGGCGGCGGTCGGGTCTTCGATGGCGCGTTTCTTCGCCCCATCCTTCATATACCACCCGCGAACCGGCACTCCGTTAGTAAGCCGGTTCTTCGCCTCGGAGCGGATTGCGGTGATGTAATCCTCCACATACTCACAAACCACCAGCAACTCGGAGAGTCTTTCCGAGGTGAGCGTGGTGGGAGCAGGGGAGTCGGGCAACGAAAGTGCCTTCTCGGCAACCTCTGGGCATACCGATTTGGCTGGGCAATACTTGCAAGCACTCGGGGCCGGTGTCCTTGGGGCGTGTTCCTTGGATATCTCGGCGATGAGTTCCAAGACCTCGTCCTTGGCGGCGGCAAGACCCTCCTCGTCGTATTCGGCAAGGGTCACTCCCCCCGCCATTGGCGCGATGATCGCGACATACACCTTCTTCAATTTTGGGAACCGGCGTTTGGTCAAAACCGCCAACCCGCGCAACTGCATATTGGTCTCGGCGGGATCAACCTCGCCGCGCCCAGTTTTCCAATCGACCACAAGAGCGTAGTCGTTCCACAGGTCGATTCGGTCGGATTGACCAGACCACTCGCCCCCCCACCAGAGCCGTTGCTCCAGTAGGGTCTTTTCGATTTCGCGACCATCAAGGAGGTCTGCTTTCAGTTTCTCATAGTGCCACAGGCACAGGTTGTAGATGGTCTCGCCTTCCTCGGTGAGGGATGCGCCTTTTTCACCGGCAAGGGCGGCATGGACATCGATTCCCAACTTTGCCGCCACCCCGCCCTCGTCCCGAGGAACAAGGAGACCGATCTGGAAGCTACCCGCGCATTGCGAGTAGCGACCAAAAGCCGAGCAGGATGGGCGGTCGCCGCGATCCTGCACTTGGATTTGGGTTTCGTTCACTTGGATGCCTCCTCCAGTTCAAATTCGACCGCTTCTGCAACTGATTCTGCCGCATCAGAAACCTCGGGATTGGTTACTAAAACCTCGGGCGCAGAAATGCTCTCGGTTTTCTTCTTGCGGAAGATCGGTTTGACCGCGACCGGCGCGACCGGCTCGGCAACAATGGCATTCCGCGCAATGTCCCGCGCCTCATCCTCGTCAGTCACTCCCGAGATACCGAATGCAACACGCACCGCCTCCTTGATTGCCTTGTGGCGAAGCATACGCCTCGGGAACTGCTTCCAAGGTTCAGTCGAACGGAAGCACTCGGAGAGGTATTCGGTCACCTTGGTGGCGTGACTGCGATCCTTGCGGTGGATCACGGCGGTCACCGAGTAGGGGTTCCCATCCGAGTCATCGGTGTAGTGGAACTCGATGCCGTCGAGTTGAGGTTGATTGTTGAGGAGATGCAACCACCCGTCCACAGACACTACCGGCGTGATTCCTCCCCGCGAAGGGAAGGCATAGATTTGACGGGTGAGAGGGTCGAGACCATAGCGGTTCGACACGGCGACGAGGGCGAGCAGTTCCTCGTTGGTCGCGCCCTTGAAGCAGGTCGCTTTGAGCGTATCGAGGAGTTTGGTTGGATCGACCGAAAGGCGGGTAGCCAAGACGGCGAGAGCGGATGCTTTTTGTTGCGGCTTGACCGCAAGGGTTGTTTCTGTAGTTTGCATTTTTCTATTGTGCTTTGATTGAGGGGCAGGGTCAGTCCTGCCCCTCGTTGTTTTCATCATCGGTCTGGTCGAATACCCATGTGGATAGACGCCCGAGGACGAAAGAGACGGCGCAAGCGCACAGGCACAGACCTGTGATGATTAGCTTGGCAACGAAAGGGTTTGTGAAGGGGTTCATAGTCTTTTGAGGATGGAGGTGTATTTGTGTGTCGGCTCGGATTTGAACCGCCCCACCCCGAGCCAGAGGGCGATGGCGACGATAATTTTCTTCATTGGTGGGATTCAATTAGCCGGTCGAGGTCGGCAATCTTGACAAGGCGGACTCGACCGATCTTTGCTGGCTTGAGCTTCCCGCACTCGATCCACCGATAGAGTGTGCGAAGTCCGATGGAGGCGTATGCCGCCGCATCCTCTGGGCGAAGGTAGGCGGGTTTCATTGGCGCAGGACTGCTCGTCGAATGAACTCGGAGAGGGAGAGTCCCGTCCGCTTTGCTTCCCGCTTTGCCCAAATCGCGAGTTGCTTTTCGAGGCGGATGGATAGTGGGGTTCGGCATGGTTTCATTTTGTGGTTACTAAAACCTTTTCCAAAAAAAATTCGACTTGTCTGCTGGTCGGTCGTTTCCCAAGTCGAGCTTCACTTCTTATTTTTTCGACCAGTTCTCTTGGTAGCCGAATGGCGAATAGAGTCTTTGGTTGCTTGCGCGATTTGGAGGTAGTCTTCTGGTGTGAGGATGGTTTTTCTTGTTGCATGGGTGAGTGTCTCTTCAACAAATGCGGTGATGGTTAAGCCACGGGTTTTAGCCGCACGGCGAACACGCATGGCAAGAGTTCTCGGGATGTAAAACCCAATGACTTCTTTGTCTGGTGAGTGTTGGTTTGGCATGGAGTGAATTCCTAATTGATGGTTACTAAAACCTGCAACAGATTTTTTTTGCAGGTTTCTATTTTTTGTTGTTTTTCCGCTTGACTCCCGCATGGGGACTGGATTTGCGGACGATTATTTTTTTTTTGAATCTCGGTGTTCGGTCAATTTTTGCCGAATGATCTCGGTCATGTTTGTGCCTTGTTTTTTGGCAAGGGCGGCAAGCATCTTGCGCTCCTCGGGAAGTAGCCAGATGGCGATCCTCGTCTTCTTGGGGTCTCTTTGGTTTGGCATAATTCAAATCCTTTCGGCGATGTATTCGCCACGGGTCTTGTCCCCTCGCCGGTGGTCGAGCCGATCCCATTCCTTCTGGGTCATTGTGACCGATTTGAGGATGCGGGTGCGCCCTTTGCCGGTTCCCGCCTTGCGCCCCGCGCCTTTGCGCTTTCCGCCGTGTGTTGGTTTTTTTTTCATAGTTTCCACACTCGTATGTCTCCGAATGTCTCCGCAATCGTCCAACCCATCAAAACCGAATCGTCCCGAGTAGAAGTGACCCGAGGAGGTTTTGCCGTGCGTGTAGCGCAATACCAATTGTCATCGGTGGTCACAATTTTTCGCGACCATGTGCAGGGTTGATACCATTCGACCTCTGCGATGTCCCAACCAAGGTGGGTCGCGATTGCTTCTTTGATGCTCATAGAACCTCCCCGTTGCTCAATTGGAGTCCATGATGGGTGACATCGCGGAACTTCGCGAGGCATTCCTCGTAGGTTCCGTTGAGCCAAATTACATTGCCTTGCGCGAGCGTCCAGACCCTCTCCCCGTGGGGGAGAGGGCGGTTGATGAGGCGCACGGCGCGTCCTGCTGGTGTTTTGCCGGTGAGTTCCATGTCAGTTGAGGTTGAAGGCGGAACGGAAGTGTTCGTAGGAGTAGCACACATCACCGGCAAATGAGTAAACGCCAAGGTCGATGCGACCGGCTGGATACTTGCACCAGCAAAACTGCCACTTGGTTCCGCGCATCGTGAAGATTTCTTCGCCGGTTGCGGGTTTAAGGTATTCAACAAAGAGAGGTGAGGTCATGGTCGTGATTGGTTGGTGGCGCGGGGATCGAACCCGCGCCGAGGTGAAATTAGAAGTTGTAGTCGTAGTGGTGGTAGTGACCCGCTCCCAAGACGCATCCAGTAGATCGGGTCGGATGACCAACCTCTTTCCAAGTGAACTTCCCGTCTCCAAGATCACGGCGGGTGCATTTGGTGATGTAGCCGAGTTTCTCATCGGGAGTGATTTCCCATCTTTGATCTCCCGAGGTGTGACCACAGAACCCACCGGCGGAAAATTGCAAAGCATCGGGTTCTCCAGAATTGACCCCATTGAGAAGTTTCGCTTTGCCCCTTTGGAAAAGGACGCTTTTGCCGCTTTTGCTGACCCATGTGATGTATCCCGCATGGCAGTCGGAGTAGGTGCAGAATGTTGCGTGATCTCCAACTTTGAATGTTTCGGGTTTTGTCATTTTTTGTATTGGTTTTTGCTTTTTTGCCGGTGGCGTTGTGCCTCCGATCTGCAACCAATCTACACCATCTTGAATTCGCGTCAATACACTTTTTCAAATTATTTTTATGCCTCGCGGAACCGCATGGATGCTGACTCTGCGGTCGAGTAGGATTTTTTTCTGAAAAATATTTCACAAGTTCCACCACTTTTCCGCATCACGCCGAGAGACTAAATTGGCATAGGTTTTGTAGAGCAATTTCGGTGACTCATGCCCCATCTCAAACGAGGTCTTCGCGGCATCGCGGAAATGCGCGAGGTGATATGACGCGAACGAGTGGCGAAGCGAGTTCTTCGGCCATGCATCGAGCTTGAGAACCTCGCAAGCTATAGCAAATTGCTTTTTCATTTTTTTTTCAGAATGACCGCCAAGCAAGTTCCCATGCAGGTCTCTGGGCATATGCCTCTCAAAAGCAGGGAGGATTTGAATGCTCCGAGGTTTTGCCGCCTCGCCTTGCTTGGAATCAGATTTGCGAACGAGAATTTCGTTGTATTCCCAATCAATCGACCCGTGATCCATTCTTGTCATTTCCACGGATCGCAACCCCGCGAATCCGCCACACACCAAGAATGTTTTGAACCATTGAGGAAACTCGGTTGCCAGCAATGAACTCATCTGGTCGGGCGTGAGAATCGCAACTCTGTATCCCTCGTCCTCCCGTGCAGGGGCGGAATAGAACGGATTGTCGCGGCAAATCGTGCGAACCCCGTGCGAGCGATACAAAGATTTGCAGACGGCAAAAACATTGAATTTCCCACGGGTCGTGAGGTCGAGTGTCTCGATCCATTTTTTGACTACCGGCTCGGTCAGTTCGACCGGCGCAATTCCGCCAAACCTCTCGACCAGCATCCCCACGCCCCACGCGAGTTGTCTGTAGGTGTCTGTTTTCACTTCCCTCTTTTTTTCCGCAAGGAACTCGGCGGCGAGATCGCGAAGCGCATCCCCTCGTTTTTTGCCGGTTGCATTTGACCCCATCGAATGGGCAATGGCGATCTCCCCCGCTTCGCGGACTGCTTCCGCTTCGGTTCGGAAAAATTTTCGCGCCCTTTTCCCGTGGAGGGATCGAGGGACATCCACCACCCACCTGTCTTTGGATGGATCGAATTTGGGGGAGAGCACTCGGTATTTCGCGGCGGTTTTCA